GGTGCTTGCAGTTAATGGTATTCACTTAGATGTTTACTTTAAGACATTGCAGCCTATTGAATTTGCAGAGGACATTGAAGATTTAGACGAGGAAACAAAAGAAAAGGAAACAGGTGTTAAAATGAGTGCTTGTAAGCATGACGATAGACCATTTCTTGACGATGCTAAGTCTGAAACATTACTTGAGCAATTGAAGTTGTACGGAGAGATGAATAACGAAGATGATTGGGATTTAGTTCATGAAGAGCTTGTTGATACATCTGACGATACATTCCACAACTTTAAAACTCTTGAGGACATAGATACAAAGCCAACTCAACAAATGATTGACGAGGCTGCGAGAGGTCTTGAAATGCGTAGAGAATATGGCAGAGGTGGAACTGAGGTAGGAGTTGCAAGAGCAAGAGATATTTCAAACGGAAAAAACCTATCTATTGAAACAATAAAAAGAATGTACTCTTTTTTCAGCAGACATGAGAAAGCTACAAAAGGAGGCAAAGGCTATAAAAGTGGCGATGAGGGTTATCCATCAAAAGGAAAGATAGCTTGGTTATTATGGGGAGGAGATGCAGGCTTTAAATGGGCAGAAAGAAAGGTGCAGGAGATAGAGAATGTTGAAAACTCAGTATTTACTAAGAAAGAGTATTTTGACAGAAAGCCAAGAGAAAGCGATGCGAATCCAGAAAAGCGTTCTACTGCTTCAATAGGCAATAAGAAGCTAGATGTTGGTTTATACAAAGTTCGATATGCTTATGCAAAGACTACAACTAAATCAGCTAAGAATCCAAGCAGACCATTCTGTACTGAAATGATGATGATGTCTGATGCAGGTATCGAGTTCAGATACGAGGATATAAAGAAAATGAGCAGAGATGGAGTAAATGGTCAGTTTGCACCTGAGGGAGAAAGCACATACGATTTATTCACTTGGAAAGGTGGGGTTTACTGTTATCATGGTTGGATGAGAAGAATCTACTTTAGAAAGCAAGAGGGTGGAAAGTTCTTACCAAACAAAGGTCTTGACAATGATAAGCGAGTAGGAAACAATCCTTATGTTGTACAAAAAGGCGATGAATCAGTTGCACCGATTAACACACCGAATAGAGGAAGTTTAAAAAATAGATAATGGCAACAGTTTTATTCATATCACAGGACAGGTTGAAAACATCAACTGCTCTAAATTATAACATCGATACGGAGTATTTGCTCCCATTCGTTAAGATTTCACAAGACAAGCATTTGCAAGCTATCTTAGGAACAAAGTTATATGAGAAGTTGGAAGCAGAGATACAGGCAGGAACTTTAGCAGGTGCTTATAAGACTTTAGTAGATGACTACATACAAGATGCTTTAGTACATTATGCTATTGTAGAAGCATTGCCATTTATTTCCTACAAGATTGCAAATGGTTCGATTACACAAAAGAATAGTGAGAACGGAACTGCTGCAACTAAGAACGATGTTGATTGGTTGATTAGAAAGCAAATGGATTCAGCAGAGTTTTATGGGCAGAGAATTATAGACTATTTGATTTATAAGACAAGCTCTTTTCCTGAGTATTCGTCAAACTCAAATGCAGATATAGACCCGATAAGTAACGCATTCAATCCGGGCATCAAAATAGATTAATGGGGTACAAGCCAAAGAAAAAGAATATCAAGAAGCTAAAGACATATTTAGCTAAAATTAAAGTCAATGAACGAAAAGATTGATACAGTCATATTTAATGGAATTAACTTTGGTGCATTAGGTGTTACATTTATTGGAGTTGAGCAAGTTTTAACTATCTTAGTGCTTGTAAGTGCATTGTTGTATAACATTAAGAAATTAACAAGAGATGAATCCTAGATTTTTTATAAAGGAAGAGTTTACCTGTGATGGGAAAAATTGCTTTGATAAGATTAACAAAAAGTCTTTGGAGCGTCTAGATCTGGCAAGAGAGTTTGCAGATGTACCATTTACAATAACAAGCTCTTGGAGAAGCAAAGCACATAATATGGAAGTTGGAGGAAAGCCAAACTCAGCACATTTACGAGGAACTGCATTTGACATTTCCTGTATGAGTTCATATCAAAGAATGCAAATTGTGAGAGGCTTGCTTGAAGCAGGTTTTACTCGCATTGGAATAGCTAAATCTTTTATTCATGCTGATGACGATGTAGAATCTCCTCAGCAAGTAATGTGGTTGTACTGATGAGTTGGGAGTTATCTTTAGGATTTTACACAGGAATACTCTTGGGAGTTTATACCAAGCGTTACGATGATGGCATTGCTCATTATCTATATTTACCTTTTTGTTTCATTTGTTTAGACTTTTATTATGATTGATTTTATTGCAAAAAATTGGGGAGAGCTTACAATCGGTTTGTTGGCTTTTATTAAGGTTGTTGTTAACCTTACACCAACGGAAAAAGATAACGCAGTATTTGGAAGATTAGATACTATAATCAACTTGTTTATATACGATAAGATTAAATGAGTTCACTAACTACAACTTTGATATTATCAATACCTGTTTGTTTATTTTTTTATTTAAAATGGCTTTATAAAGATGAGAGCAATAGCAAAAGCAGTCGGAAAGATTAGTGAAGTCTTCCAAGAAGGACAACGTCAAAAGAAGTGGAGTGCAAAGCGTTCAGTAAGTGGAGTGCTAGTTACAGCAGCAGTTTCAGACATGGCAGCAAATGGATTAACGGAGCTTAACGTTATGTTAAGTTTTATTGCTATCTTGCCACTATGTTTCACTGTATTTTCTAAAGCATGAGAAATAAAAAAGATAGTTGGAATCGAATGAGGTTAAAACCTGATGAGATTGAACTAATTAAAAAGCACAGAGCAAACCCATTAGAAAACATTAACGACAATTCAGCTCTTGATTTACATTTACAGGAGCGAGGTATTGACAAGAAAGATGTTGTTTCAGTCAAGCATTGGCAAAACATGGGTGGAGAGCTTAGGTTCTCAGTAGTTACAAAAGAGGATTCTGGCATTGATGAAAAGGGCATATTTGGTAGGCTCAATACATTCATCGAAAACCATGCACCAACCTATCCAAAAATCAAACACAAAGCAGGTCGGCATTTATTAGTCATCAATCCTGCTGATATTCACATAGGCAAATACGCAAACGCAGAGGAAACAGGAGAAGATTACAACATTCCTATTGCAGTATCTAGAGTTATTGAGGGAGTGCAAGGTTTGATTCAAAAATCTAAAGGCTTTGAGATTGATAGAGTGTTGTTTTGTATAGGTAACGATATACTGCATGTAGATAATGTATATAATACCACAACAAAAGGTACACCACAGGATTGCGATGGCAAATGGTGGGAACATTACGAGATAGCATTGCAGCTCTATGTTAAATGTGTTGAGATGCTGAGAGAAGTTGCACCGGTAGATTGCGTACATTCAATGAGTAACCATGACTATCAAAGTGGATTCCATTTAGCACATGCTTTAAAGTCTTGGTTCAGGAACACAGAGGATGTTTCAGTTGATGCAGGAGTTGCACATCGTAAGTATTACAAGTACGGAAGTAATTTAATAGGCTTAGAGCATGGCGATGGTGCTAAAATGGATAATTTACCCTTGTTAATGGCACAAGAAAAACCAGATCTATGGGCAGCAACTAAATATAGATATTGGTATTTACACCATCTACATCACAAAGTAAAACATAAATGGAGAGATTCAAAAGATTTCATAGGAGTAACTGTCGAATATTTAAGAAGTCCAAGCTCTGCCGATTCATGGCATTCAAGAAAAGGGTTCACAGGCTCTCCAAAAGCAGTCGAAGCATTCGTACATGAGTTCGATAGAGGACAAGTTGCAAGGCTAACACATTTTTTTTAGAATTATCCCCCTGAGTGCAAAGGCTTACAGAAATGTAAGTCTTTTTTTTGCAAATTATTTTAATATTATATTACTTATTATTAAAGTATATTATATATTTGTAGAAACAAAACAAGATAATTATGAAAGTAACAGTTGATACATCAGACAAGACCACAGTTTACACAGTAGGCGAATATCCTGTTGGTCATATCACACAAGTAGTTAAGCAGTATGTTATGAAACAAGAACTAGCTGATAACCTACTTAAGAACATGAAAGCTCGTATTAAGGAATTAGAGAACGAGAAAGGCAATGGCGATATAGTTTATGAGTTGAAGATGCAACTGCACAAAGTTGGTGCATGGTACGAACCTGAATCAGTTTGGGCTGATGATTACACAGGTGTTCCAGAAGTTGATATGCAACTTAGACATGCACCATGTCAAAAATTAGGTAGTAGGAGTTTATAAAATTTTTTATATATTTGACAAAACAAAAACAAAACGACATGACAAATTTATCAGCACAAGACAGAGTAAGACTTGACTATTTAGAGCAAGCATTGATTGAACACAACAAACTATCTAAGTTTATTATTGACGAGGGTTTATACTTTACTTCAAATGTAAATCTTGCTAAAGTAAAGGTAGCTTTAGAAGTTGAAATTGAAAACTACAAAAACAAATAAGATGGGAAAGTTAAAAGAATTCTTCTTAGGAAGCAGAGAGCAGCAAATTGATTTTGCAGCTATGAATGCAATAGAGTTAAGTTTAGATGAGGAAAGACATTACTACTTATCTAAAGAGTGGAACAATGGCAAAAGAAGTCCATTGAACGAAACAATCAAAGAGTGGGAACATTTAGACAAACCAAGTAAAGAACAATAAGATGAACAAAGACAAGCTAAACGAATTGTACAAGAAGAACGGATTGAATGCTGACGATGTATTTAAGCATAAGTTCTACACAATTATCTCAAGATCTGGAATCGATAAGATACAAGCCAATAACAACATTGAGATTGATTACCAACTACTGCATAACTCAGCAGATAACAAATGCATTATCATTAAGGCAACTGCAAAGAGTGGCGATAAGGTAATTCAAACTTTTGGCGAATCAGCTCCAAACAATACATCGAATGCTTATCCTGTTGCAATGGCTGAGAAGCGAGCAATGAGTAGAGCAGTATTAAAGCTAACAGGCTTTTATGAGCTTGGGCATTTTGGAGAAGATGAAGCTGATGATTTTAAAAGAAAATAAGACATGGAAACTAACAAATTTTACTTAGGAGATTGCGTAGAATTATCAAAACAATTAAAAGATAATTCAATAGATTGTGTTATTACATCGCCTCCATATTTTAACTCATTAAAGAAATATCAAAGAGGTACAGGGTTTCATTATTCACAAGATATAGGCGAACCATTATACACAATTTTTGATGTTGTAGAAGTGTTAAAAGACAAAATTAAAGATGAAGGAGCTATATGTATTAACTTAGGTTATAGTTATGGAGAAACAGGAGTTATGCGACCATTTGACATAATTAATAGATTGAGAAATAAATTAGGGTTATTTGTAAATGATTTAATAGTCTGGCATAAAAAGAATCCTATACCATTACAAAAAAGACTTACAAACTCAACTGAATACATTTTTGTTTTAAGTAAATCTCCTAAATTAAAATATTACACAAGTAAATATACTCATAACTTTATAGAGAGTGGAGTTGCATCTAGTGGTCTTGGTCATTCAGCAGTATTTCCTGAAGATTTACCAAACTTTTGTATTAAAAATTTTACTAAAGAAAATGATGTTGTTTTAGATTGTTTTATGGGGAGTGGTACAACTGCATTGTCTTGCGTTAAATCTAATAGGCAATTTATAGGATTTGATATAAACAAAGAATATATTGAGCTTTCAAAAAAAAGAATACAACCTCATTTGAACCAACAAAAACTTTTATAAGATGAAAAACGAAACAGGAAGAGGTTGGAATCCAAAAACAAATCTACAAGAGGTGTTATTGAATACCTACAAGACAAAAGCAACGATAGGAACTGCTTTAAAGCTATCACAACCGACATTAAATGTTCTGCTTAAAGATGAGAGAAAGATTACATTTAATCAGTTGGTGCAGATTAGCAACGATTCTAAAATAAGTTTAATCAATTTAATAAAACTACTGTAATGTTTAAAGAAGATAAATTTGAGTATTTAGTTGAGGAGGCTGCAAAGCTGAACAAGACTAACACAAAAAACATAATGAGTACAAACAGGCAACGATTTATTGTCGAAGCTCGAAATATGATTTACGCATTCCTTTCTGAAAACAATTGGGGGTGTACAAAGATAGGCAGAGCATTTGGTAAGAACCATGCGTCAGTAATTCATGGGTGCAGGAATCATGAGAACGATTACAAAACTCTACACTACTATCGTAAGACTTATGACAAGTTAATTCTTATCATGGCAGAAAATACCGATATGAATGAGGTTGTAAAGTTAAGAGCAAAGCAAAGAGAAAAAGACGAGCTTGAAAACTTGCAGAATGAGAATGCCAGACTTAAGGAGAAGATATACGATTTGAAAGAAAAGACAAGAAAGGTATTACAGGCACACAATCACACAAATACGTTAACCCAAAAATTACATATATTATGCAGCTAAAAGGAACAATCCTTAAAATCAAAGATGTACAAGTTATATCTGACAAATTCAAGAAGCAAGAGGTCATATTGAAACAAGCCGATACAGAGTACGATGCAGATGTTCCGATAGAGTTTACTCAAGACAAAGGAATAGAGCTTGTAAAGGGCTTAAAAGTAGGTCAGAACTACGAGATTAGTATCAACATAAGTGGTAGAGAATGGAAAGACAGGCATTTCGTGAGTTTAAAGGCATGGAAAGTCGAAAAGTTAGAGGGTTTTGAGCCTGTCGAATCTACATCTTCAGCAGATGATTCATTACCATTTTAATTAAGAGGAGCGTAATGCTCCTTTTTTTTTACCTTTGACAAAACAAAACTATGGAACAACCAAATTATTACTCGATATTGACTGCATCGGTTAGGTATGACAAAGACTT